CAGGTTTTCGGCGGTAAGTTGTTTTAAGTGACTTTTCGTTGTCAATGATGATTACGCTTCCTCTTGCGTCCCCACCTAATAGGTGGGGAAGGAAAATTTATATGAATCATTCGAAACGTCCAGAACAGGATGTCGCGGGTCTTTATTCTTAGGTCTCACATACGATGAGGAATAGTCTTTCCAGACATCATCCATCAAATCATCAATGAGAACGTGATCTAAAACCGGCAATGTACCGTCTGCGTTAAGTGTCAGACCGGAAATGTATCTTTCAATGGCTATCTGAGAATCCACAGACACACCAAAGACTTCATCCATAACCAGCCTGGTCGTAAAGGGGGTGGTAACTCTACGATGAGCCAAAGAACGCTCATCTGGTAGAATTAAGAGCAACTTCTCACGTTCGTAAGTACTGAACGCTCTTGACTGTTTAACAAGATGCCTAACATCTCTGCCAGAAGTTAACTCCAGGGCTTTGTCAGCAAGCACCGACAAAATTGGACATCCTGGATACTGGTGGGCCATCGAAAGAGCCTTGCATCTTAGCAATGCTAACTGTTTCGAAGCTTTGGATCCAGCATACATTCCGTCTATCCAACCAAAGGATGCTAGAGCTTTGCGGGGATCAGTAACATTCAGACAATCATCTGGATGAAAAACCAATCCACAGAAAGAAGCAGACTCAAACCTGGTATGTTTCTCAAGCTTGATAGTGAGCCCCAATTTGGCGAACTCACTGGCGTCGGGAATTGGACCTGAAAAACGGCACAAACCGTCATCCCCTTCGACAACACCGACTACCTCCATTCCTTTCTTCCACGCAAAGTACTCCATGACCATCCAATTTGTGAATCCATTTCCAAGTGATGTACACATCTCACCACTCATGCGACAAGCATTTATCATTAACTTAAAATACTTAAATTCGCAGGTATTCACACCTCCCAATGTTTTTCTTACCTCTTCCATGAATTCGTCATGACATGGAAGGAAACTCGTCATATAGTCATATAACTGGAACTCACAGGCCTCCATCAACTTCTTCGAAAAAGAAGCTTCATAAGAAGTGTAATCCGTATTAGAATACACTGAACCTGCTGCATACAAGCGGTCTCGAATGTACGAAGGTCTATCTTTAATTGGAACCTTTTTGATAAACCAAGGATGTTTAAAAACTACCTTTTCTATAGCATGGAAAATCGGTCCTACCATGCATTTGAATTCGTCCGTCCGAGAGTAGATCCCTCTCGCATGCTTCCATGTTAAATAACGTTCCTTTTTCATGAAACATCTGCAATGTCTTAACTTTGCTGCCGTCTTATCGGTCAGCGCGTACCACTTTGCCAGAAGTTCCCGTTTCCTGCTATCAGGGTAAGGGGCGTTTGCTATCCAATGCTCAACTGACACGTCTTCGTCAGGAGCTAAAGGGACAAATGTTCGTGGAATGAACCATCCAACAAAGTCCGAGAACTCTTTGATCTCGACTGGATCAGGCTCAGGTGTGAGAGACGCTACACGTTTCAACACACCGGCCTTCATGGTGTCGGGACACTGTGGGTCTGGAGTGGGAAGAGCTGCCCCCTTCACAGATAACCCTGGAGTGGAATAACAAGGCGGTCTAGCATCTAGATCCGGAACTCTATTGAGAGTTTTTATCTTGGTTCCTCTTTTGGGCGCTCCGATTGGAGGCATTGGCTTTTCCCCCACCCTAACGCCATAGGCGAAAAGGATCTCACCTAGAACGCGGATGGGGCGGCACAAAAATCCCGGAAATTCCTATTATCAAGAATATTCTGGCACCTCTGTACATAGGCGGCCACTAGCGCGGTATTTTTGTAGATATTACCATGCGCTAAGGATTGTAAGTGATCTATATTGATCTTATGCATCGCACAGGCAGAATTCAGCATTCGAATCTCAATTTCTTTAGCTGTATCATCTCTTCTTACATTCTTAATGTTAAGAAGTTGCGAGAGCAATTGACCACATATTACATATGATGACGTCTTGTTCACAGTGGGTGTTACAAGAGAACCGTCCATCCTAGAAATCTGTCTTACCTTCTTCGCTTCAACCTTCACGCTAAAAATCCATCCGACAATATCAACGAATCTGATCCGTCTGAAATGCTGGGCAACGTAAAGGAAGAATGAAATGAGAGGGTTCTGACTCAAATCTGGTGTCGGGTCCATGACTACCGTCATCGGAAAACTCTTAAACTTAATGTCAGTCAAAGCATTCACCTCATGTCTCATGTCCAAACCACAAGTGCGATATAGGTCGCCACCGTGTTTGAGCAATGAAAAGGAATAATATCTTCCTTCCAACCGGCTATAAAGATATAGCAAGTAAGACTCGTAAATTACTCTGAATCCAGTAATAGCTTTCAAGAGATTCCAAGTTGGTCTAAAGAATCCGTTAGCGGAGAGAACGGACAGACCAACAAATATGGAATACGGACTAGTTACCAACTCACCCAACGTTAACCCTGACAAGACCATTGTTAACAACAGTCCAATAAGAGCAAAAATTGAATATAAAGAGTAAAGAATGGGGTTGTGGACCCACCGTTCTTTCAGTTCAGAGTATTTGTCGGCGTCGACCCTAACATCGACTCCTTCTAGGGACTTCTGAACAGCAGTAGCTATTGTGTCATATTCAGCAACATACGTCTCCTCATAGGCAGACTCGTGCTTGGGTTTTGGGGTTGTGGGCGTGGTTACCTCCACGGCTTCGGCTGCAGCTGGCTCTGGTTGATCATCGTGAGCGCCAAGTCGTTCTTTTAAAACTTCGATCTCTTCATTCTTGGCGTCAATTACCCCTTGGAATTGATGGAACTCACCTACAACCTGTCTGGTAGTAATGTTCGTTGTGTTGTTTTGGGACTTTGTGCCTTTGTAGTTCGTACAAAACTTCGCCTGATGGCCAGTTTTTCCACAGTTGTAGCAACCGTTGTCGCTGTTTCCTTCTCTTTTCGATTTTCTTGATTCTGATCGAGGAAGTCTTGTAGAAGTACGAGAAGTCGTTCCAGGCTGAGAGGCCGCTGATAATAACGACCGCTTGGGGAACAACTCGTTCTTCGAGAACTTCGGTCCAGATGTCCTCTTCTGGTCCGGGCGTGTTGCAAAATTTTCAATAGATGTCGTCGATAGACTAGTGTTTAAACTTCCGGGTGATAAAGCCGGGAGCTGGGAAATGTTAATGTTGTCTTGAGCTTTGCGTAATTCAACGCCAGTGTTCGTACAATTCTCCATAGGTCGTGGTGCACTAGGGGTCGTTACGCCTGTCGTGCTAGAACTCATCGTTGCCTGTTTTTCACCAGCCTGTTGCGCAGACCTTTGATTGACTTTTTCCATTTTCGCTTTGTGGCATCCCCGCTAGGGGTCACAGGCAGGCCTGCCTGGTCGAGATCTTCGTGCTCCTCCTATCGCAAACGGCTGTTGACAGCAACCGTTCCCCCGGCGGGGCGATTCGTCACATTCTTCATGTGCCCGCTGACCCAACCGATATTAATCCACACTCAATAACCCAAATTATTAGAGCAGTGTGGTATCGGTCAGATAGTAACATTTTCCGCTGTGTGGGGTAATCATGTTCAACCCAACCCCAGAGATTTCCTCCCTCCAGGTAAACTGACCTTCCAC